GGCGTCCTTTTCGGCTTGTTAAAGCCCGAGACTCCAGCTCGGGCTAATCGTGGGTCTTTTTTTACTGGCATAACTCACCTCGTTATAAAATATCGCCTCGTAAACGCTTGATTGTGGCTTCAGGCAGCGCGTCGAACTCCTCTTCAGTCATAGTTGAGAGGTCAAGAGCTTTTTCACCGTGAAGTGCTGAGCTTTCACCTGGAAGTTCTGGTGGTTGCGCGTCGGCGGCCTTCAATTTTTTGCTAACTTGCGCTCGTTTTTTGGCTAGTTCGTCAGTTTTCTGCGCTTTCCCAGCCAAACTAGGCGCACTTTCTTGCAGTTGATCTAAGTCGTGGTCTTTTACGACGTATTTCACGGCTTTTGAGAGCGCGTCTACTGCTTCGTAGCCTTTCATGATGAACGCATCACGTAGTTCAACGACTTCATTGGTGTAGTCTTCGTTGAAATCCTCAGAATTGCGGTCAAAAACAGGGTATGCGTCTTCCATAGCACTAGCGGCCTGTTGTAATGCAGTCATCTGGCGGTCTTGATTCACCGTCTGACTCATTTCTTGGCGCATTTCGTACTCTAATTGCTCGCGTTCGGCCTTTCGGATCTCTCTGCGGAGAGCAACTGCTTTCTCCGTTTCGCCATCAAGTACCATATTTTGGTACTCGACCTCTTTTGCATCGAAATCGTAAGATTCGGGCGCTTCCTCTGCTTTTTCATTTGCTGCATTTATCTCGTCTAGTTGTTTCTGTAGTGCTTTTTGCTTCGCTAGAACTTCATCTAGACGCGCTTTTGGAACCATCGGCTTCTTTGCGGATTTTTTCTCCGCTACGGGTTCCTCTTCGGCCTCTACTTCTGCGTCGTCCTGTTCAGTTCCCTCTTCGGGCTGTTCGACGGCTTCATCTTCGGCCACAGTTTCTTCGGGTTCTTCGGCAACGGGTTCTTCCGACTCTTCCTCTGCCACAACTTCTTCTTCAGCAACTTCTTCTTTAGGCTCCTCTTCAGGGGTTTCAAAACTAAGGTCGATTTGGGGTGAATCATCCTCTTCGACAGGGTCAGCCCCTGGCATCACATCGAACTCGATTGCTTTTTCTTCTGTTACTTCATCTTTTTGCTTACTCATTTAAGAACTCCTGTTAGTCCTGTTGGTGTTTTGAAAAGCAGCCGTTGCCAACTTCGTGGCAGCAGTAGTCTGCATTTGGTTTTCACGCTGGGTGTTAGTGGCTGCGGACAGCTCGCGTCGTAGTGCTAGCTGCTCTTGGTTCATTTGAATCTTGGCTTGTAGCTCCGCGACTCGAAGTTGTGGGTCAATGTCTGTAACGTCTTGAACCTTGGAGATGTTGACCGCTGTTTCTGACTGGATGTGCTTCACTTCAGCCTCGAGCTTGGCGATCTCCAACTGAATCTGAGCCATCTGAATCTGCTGTTGCTGTGCCATAGCCTCTGCTTGCTCAGGTGTTGGCGGCTCTTGACCAGTCATCTGACGGATGCGCTTAGCCAGTTCACCTTTACGGGCCAAGTGGCTGTACTCAATGATTGCGTCGTCAGGTACTACGACGCCCGCTTGACGCAAGCTGATGGCTTCAGCGAACTGAACTTCATCGAAGCTGTCTCTGGCTGGTGCAGTCGCAACAATCACGTCGTACTCACCGATGGTCAGATCGTTAATGATTTGGCCTTCTGGGGTCTGTTCGTTTATTACCATTGGCTCGCGAGGCTTCAGCGGATCTTCTTCGTTGGTAACCTGAATGACTCGCTGTTCGGTGTAGAAGGTTTGAATCAGGTTGAGTATGGATTCCGCTAAGTACTGTCGTGATTTACGCAGGTTATCCAGAGGCACCTGAATCATGATCGCGCCGCGGTTTTGTTTCGCTTGAATTGCGATACCTGATACTTCAGCGCTGTCAGTACCCAGCATGCTGTCGTTAACGCCAGATATTGATTTGATGTTTAGCGCCGCCTTCTGCGAGATACGATCTAAACCAGTAGGGATTTGGTTGGCTTGTATCTTTGCTGGCGGGTTGGTGCCTCGAGCATATTCAAGAACCAGACCAGTCTCAGCGCCATGCTCCTCGAGGTCGTCAGCAGTCATACCTACCAATGAACCACTCTCTACCATCCAACCACTATTAGCTGTGGTATTAACGATATGCAGCTCTTGACTAGCAATTTTGTTCAACTGCTCTTGCGGCGATAAAAGGTTACGGACGATCCCGAACGGTCTACCTCTTCGGAAGTAACAGAAGAACGGGATAATTGTGAACTGGTTATATGGCGACCAATCATCGTGCAAGACGACCTTGTCGCAGGTAACAGTCCAGCGGACCTTCCGGATGACCTTACTAATCAAAGTAAGTTTGTACTGCTTAGCAAACTTTTTGTTCTTGGTCTCTGACCAATCATCAGGTGCTTGGCGCTGATCACCAGTTTCGGGGTCGACGAAGAAAAACGCGCGGCTTAGCTTCTTGTGTTGGCGCTCCACGACGCGCAGTGCTTTTACATTGCGGTACTCTTCATCCCCAGGGACGCCCGCTCCGAAATAATCGTCGTTTGTTTCCGTATCTCCGAAGCGAGTCTCTTGGTACTCAACAGAGTCTGGCCCGAAGCTCATACCGTTCTCAGCTACAAATAGCAGGCGCTCTGCTTTGTCTTTGCCATACAACTCCTCGATCTCGTCGAGGGTCATCCACTTAGACTCGAACACTTCGTTCCAAGTCTTAGGGTCAGCATCCTTCGCGTCTGGATCGATGAGTATGTCTAACGGGTCTTTGGCCGTGATCCGGATCTCACCTTCAACGTGATCACTAAAGTCCATGCGAACATCGAAGAACCCACGACCATCCATAATCAGGCCATCACTGAATACTTGCTGCTCTACCCAATCCAACTTGTTGTTGTCGGATATCTGCATGTACAACTTAGTCAGGGTATGGGCTACCTCTTCATCGCCGCCTCTTCGCGGTTTGAACTGGATGTCTGCACGGCGGGTAGATTGCTCACCCAAGATAGTATTAATAGTGGGGAGAATCGTGTTGATGGTAAGAGCAGGTCGGCCCTCACTCTCCAACGCCATCTCATCATCTGGGTCCCATTGGTTGCCTTGGTAGTACTCATCACATCTGAGCGCCATGTCTACGTAATCTAAGTGCCCGTTATCCCGTGCGCGCTCATATCTAGCCCACTGGGTACGTGTAATTTCTTCTTCCTTCGCAGGATCTATCTTCTTTGTCTTTGCCATTGTTATGCGCTCATAGCTGATTTAGTGCGTTCGCCTCTAAGTAATCCAGGGAGTCTGTCTCGCCAGCTTGGTATATGTTCAACCTTCTCTGCGAAGGTGCTGAACTCGGTCATCATCAAACCGATCCAAGCCAAGGCGTCTACCTGATCGTCATGTACGCCGTTCGGGAAGCGCAGTAACTCTGCTACCAAAGGGCCAGTAAATTCTTCATCTCGCGGCATGAAAACCATGCCCTGTTGCATCCGACCTTGGATCGCCCGTGCTCGTGCTTCTTTATCTCTGCGTCCTGTTTTGAGGTCCTTGAAATACGCCTCATACAGTCCGCGTTCACGAACACGCTTCTCGAGGAACGGCCCGAGGGCCATCTCGATGTGTCCTTTCTCAATACCAATGATTGATGGCTTCCAAACTTCGTAGAGATCGAGGATCTGCTCAACCAATTCGAAACCATCAAAACGACCACGCACCATGTCCATTACAAACATCTGGTCGTACTCATCGACACCTACAACGATGCCAACGGTGTAGTCGTTTCTGTCCTTCTTACCGATCGCCAAGTCCCACGCGCAGTAGTAACGCATGCGGTCTTCATCGATATCTTCACGGTCGTAGTACTGCACCATCTCTCTGGTGAAGTAATCGCCGTCGTCCGCTACTGGATTCTGCTGATACAGCGCAGACCAATCTCGTGGTCCAACGGCCTTCTCTATACGAGACAGCGCCTCCTCGTCGTAGCGCTCCCTGTGTAGCGCCTCACCCTGCTTCCGGAACTGCTCATCAACTTCAGCTCTTGCTGGGTAG